CTGTTTGATCTGCGGTAGCACCAGCTTCTATACCATTTAATTTTGTATGGTCTGCGTCTGTAAATACATTAGAGTCTGTTGCTGACTCTACCAGTGTTCTTATCTCAGCAGCAGTTTGGTCTGCTGTTGCACTTGCTTCAATACCATTTAATTTAGTATGGTCAGCATCAGTAAACACGTTGCTATCACTAGCACTTTCAACAAGAGTTCTTATTTCTGCTGCGGTCTGATCTGCTGTAGCAGAAGCTTCTATCCCATTAAGCTTCGTATGATCTGCGTCAGTAAAGACATTACTATCTGTTGCACTCTCTACTAATGTTCTAATCTCTGCTGCTGTCTGATCTGCTGTAGCATTTTCTTCAATAGTTCCTAACTTATCAATAATCTCTTGTTGAGCAAATAATACCTGATCTGCGTTGGTATCTAAATCTGTTTCTGTTAAAACACTACCGTCTTGAAAATCTACTTTCTTTGCACTTATATCTGTATCTCTTTGAAACTTAATAGCAACACCGTTACCAGGTTCATTACCACTGGTAAATGTAATCTGGGTTGCGCTGGTAAATGTATAGTGAGTTGTTATGGTTTTTAGTACACCACCTACAGTTACATCTACTTCTGCTTCTGAAAGATACGAAAAGGAAATACTAAACGGACCAGCAGTGCCATTGCCTGTGTGGTTTGTAAAAGATGCTGCGGTGTTAGTTGCCATGATTAATTAAGTTGGTTAAAACCTTCAAGGATGTCATTGTTAGCTTCTTGCTTTATAGCAGATTGCAACTGTTTATATTCTAGTTCACGTTCTGGATTTTTACTTAACCAGACTTTTTTACCAGCCCTTTTGTATTTATTTACAATATCTCTTAATATATCTTCTGCTAAATCCCTATTAGCTTCTTGTGCTTTAACTTCTATATCCATATTATTCTGTTCTATTAATTCACCTCTTACACTTTTCATTAATGCTTGAAAATCTTTTTGTTGAATCCTGTTATGCAAAGCTCTTACCATAGTTATACCATTAATTTTTACAAAAGCAGTTTCTTCAATTAAATCAAGATGTTCGTTATAAGTTAGTTCTATCCCACTTCCTATAGCTTGACCACTAGGAAGTCTTCCAATATTTAATTCATCTGATGGCTGTGTAATTCTTGCACCAATATCATCAAGAGTTGTAAGAACATTGTTGTTGATGCTATCTGTTTCTTTTATAGGATTGAGAATATTCATAGTATCAGGACCAAAACCAACAGGATATTCAATAACAGAACCAGTTATAAAGTTTCTCATTGGTCTTAGACCACCAGTATAACCAGGTATTGTTGCAGCCAATTCATTGTGAAATTTTCTAAGTACTACAAATCCATCATCACCTGCTCTTACTTTTTTATCTAAAATCCTTCGATCACCTAGGAATTGACCATATGAAGTTGTAAGACCACTTCTTTTCACTGATCTTCCAAAGGAACTCAAAGGGTTAATAGTTGCTGCTGCTCTTCTGGCAAGCCAACTTTCTAATTTATAAGGCTTACCTAATAAATCAGCTAATTCAGTAATACCTTGTAGATAAGTTTTGTTTGTAATGTTACGACCTAATGCAACTGAAGCAGCAACACCAAAATCATCACGATCCTGTTTACTAAGACCACCTGTAATAGCTGCTGCATCGGCAGCCATCATAAGAAAAGAAGACCAAGGATCTAATCTTTTGAAACTTACATATTTATATCTAGGCTTTCCATCTTTACCCATGCGTACATTGCCATTCTCATCTTTTAAAAGAAATCTAAAACTGTAAGGCTGCCAACCTGTAGCTCGTTTCTGATTAAGCATATTAAAGTCAGAAGGACCTCCACCTGTTATTGCTAACTCAGACATAGGATCATTAATTGAATAAGCTGTAAGACCTGCAATAGCCCAAATAGAACCACCAAGTATCATTTCACCTTTTGCTTTTGCTACTACAGATGGATCAGTACTTTTTAACGCTTGTCTGTATTCCTGTAACAACATATTTACACCAGGAGTTCTTCTTACCTGTGCTTTAAATATATTGATTGGTGTTCTTACAAACGGAAAAACTATTCGACCTGCTGGATGTCTTGCCACTCCTTGTATTGCACCACCCAAACTACCTTCTGGTAAATCAGCAGTAAATGTAGTCTCAGCAGCATATTGTTGTGCTTTTTCGTATAGATCTAAAACAGACTTATCTTTAACATTTGCCATACTGTTTTTATTAACAATTTCAATAGTGCCATCAAACTGTCTTTGTATATGATCTTGTAAATCAGCACCTTGCAAACCTTTTCTCATGCCATCTTCCCAAGCACTTGCTTTTACATAAGCTCTAAAGTTTACTTGTTTAAAAAATTCATCTTCTGCAAGTAAAAAACGACTAGGTAAACGAATAATTGTACCAAAAGTATTAACTATATTTGCTAAATTACCATCACCTTCCATTCTTACTTGAAAGCGATCAGCATCTTGAATCATTGCACCAGGGTTAACAATATTATCTTCAATCTGAAAAGATAGCTTTGCACCTTTTAAAGAATCAGTAATAGATGACATTAGATAATAAAGTTCCTTACCACCTCTGATAGCACCTGTCATATCACCTTGAGCAAAAGAACCGAGTGTCTGTTCCAACGGTCTAGCTAAAGTATTTAAACCAGTAGAAAGAATGTTGACAGCGTGTGTTTCTGGCCCTGATAATATTGAATTTATAAATATTTCGTTTTGAACTTTTAGTCCTCTCATCAGTTTGCTTTCATTAGCCATTTTCTGTAAGGCTTGAGGATTACCTTGTGCAGCTTGTAGTTTTTTTGTAATTATTCTTAGTTTTTTCCAAGATGCCTTATCACCTTTTTCAGCAGCATCTAATATTTCTTGCATTGAAAATTCAGCCAATGGATCTGTAGGTTCTTTAACTGTTCCTCTAATATCAGTAGCTTGATCTATTGCTTTCTCTGTTGGTGTTCGACCTGTTAGATCTTCTACAGAAGCAGCAACTTTGCCTACTCCGCCACCTGCTCTGTTAGCAGCTAGTGTCTGTGCAGGTACTGTTTTGAGTGGTTTGTTAAGAGTAATAAGACCATCTAGTACTTTTGCTTCTCTAATAAATTGTTTTTTTAATTCTTCAGAAAATCCACTTTTGTTACCTGTGGCTAAAGTTTCATCAATAGTTTTTGCTAATGAAGCTAGGTTGATAGCATTTTTATTCATCAACTGATTCATTGCAATCAGTGTTGCAGGTAAGTCTTCTTCTCCCCCTCTGCCATATCTAGCATTAAATAATCTTGCAGATTCAATAACTTCTGCTGGTAACAGGTCATTTGCATTTTTGACCATATCAGCAAAGGTTCTTTTATAAGGCCAAGCATTATTAGCATCTAGTCTTTTTAATTCTTCTGCTCTATCAATAATTAGTTTTTGTACATCAGGATCACCACCGCCTGTAAATTTAGGATTAAATGTGGTTTCTACTTTGTCTCCTTCTTTTACAACTTTGTTAGGAAGATTAAGATCATCAATAATTTCATCACCAAGATTATCAACAACATTATCTGTCATTAATATTTCATCTCTTCTTGATAATCTGTTAATTACTCTTTCATATAACTCAGGTGTTTTTTTAATTGCTTTTACACCTAGACCCAAAGCAGTAAGAGCTTCACCTGCTAATAATCCACCTGTTGCCTGTCTGAAACGTGCTTCAGCTACACCTATTTCTTCTGGCGTTTTTGCTTTTAAAAGATCACTTATTGGAGTTGCAAGTCTTGGGTGCTTGTCAATCATATTGAACAAGTTTTCTTCATAAGGATCTTGAACAACAGCATCAGTAATAAAACCTGCAACAGCATTTCTAGTCCAAGCATTACCCATTCCTACTAGCTTTGTACCCTTTAAGGTTTTACTAAGAACACCAGCAGGTAATAAAAACTGTGTTATAGCCTGTGGCACTGTATAAGCCCAATCTTCTTTATCACCTTTCACCTCAAGACCTAATGCCTGTAGATCTATTAGTTCATTATTATCGTATGGATTACCAACAGTGAAATCATAAATATCATCTACAAATTCAACAGTCTCATTAACAGCTTTTAAAGGGCCAGTTAAAGTACCTCTAATAACTTTCGAAGTAGTGGTTTTTTTTAATTTTTCATCTATTTTTTTTCTTTTTGCTATACCTTTATCTCGTATTTCTTGTCTGTTTTGTTTAATTTCTTCTAAAGACCTTTTATCACCTAGAAATGTATTATCAAAAAAATCTACAGTTCTAGCTTGTGTATCTTGTATGGTTTGATCAAGATTTTGTAAAAGATTTTTTTTATTTGAAGGTGTTTCAGTCATTGTTATTTAGAATTTTGTTTAAACTTTCCTTGTTCTGATAAAAAGTCAAGGGCATTTTTGTAATGAGAACCTCCTTGATTTAATTCTGGTAATGCACTTTCAACTGATGTTCCAAAAGAATCTTTTCTTTTTAAGCCATCACTCTGAAGAGTAGAGACATTACCTGTCAATATAGCTGCATATATCTCTTTTACACCATGTCCTTTTTTAACTCCTCTGTCTTTTAAATATCTAACAACTGGTCCTTTCATCTGTTCTTCAAAGGTCATATCATCTTTATATCCATACTGTTTACGTTCTGGAATACCAAATTGAATTAATCCTTTGTAGTTGCCACCTTCTCCACCTGTTATTTGATGATCAAAAGTACCCATTGTTTCTTGTGATATTACAGATGCAAGATCTTCTGGTTTAACTCCTAACTCTTTTGCTGCTTCAACAATAGCCTGTTGTTTACTGCTTGAGGTAATGGTAGGTGTTGTTGTTTCAATAGTCGTATCAGTAGAAATATTATCTTTTAATATCAATTTATCACCAGGTCTTATTAAATTCGGATTCTTTATGTTGTTAAGTTTTATAAGATCAGCAACTGTAATTCCATTTTCTGTTGCTATAGATGTTAATGAATCACCTCTTTTTACTTCAATAATACTATTATCTTCTTCAGCATCTAATGCTTTTTCTCTTTCTATATCTTCTTTAGTAGATTCTGTAAAAAATCCAGCTTCCAAATCACTATTAGCATCACCTTCTATATCGCTTAAATCATTTTCTCTTTCTTTTTCTTTATCATCGTCTTTACCTGATTCAATAGTTACACCTGTTAATTTTCTTGCTTCATTAATATATTTTGTTTTGATTTCATCTATCTTCTTAATAATATCAAGAGTTGTTGCATTGCGACCTTCTTCGCTTAAACGATATTCATACAATTCTAATTTAGCTTTATTATAAAAATCGGTAACTTTACGAGAACCGTTGTCGTTTAACTGTCCTGTATTAGAAATAATAAATTCATTACCACTAAATTCACCTTTTAATTGACCTAATAGTTCTGTAAGACCTTTATTGATTTCTGTATAATCACCCCTTTCTACAGATTCAGCAGTATCTAATAACTGACTTAACCTGTTTCTGTTTTGTACAGTTTTTGGTGTTGATGGATCTTGATACCATTGCAAGGCTGCTAAACTGGCATCTTTTGCATTATCATATCTGCCAGCAATCATATTTGTTTCAAGTTGTGCAGACCTTTCTAAGGTTGTGCCATCTATAGCAACACCAGCAATAGATATTTTATTTGCATCTAATGGATATTTTTTCATTAAATTACTTAAAATTCTAGCGTTACCAGTATCTGCAAATCTTTTTAATTCTTGTATAGTTTCTTCTCTTTGTTTCCTTTTTTGTTCTACATCTTTTCTTTTTTCATATTCATAAACATAGTTGTTAATTGATTTCTTTAAAGTATTTACTTTGTTTTGATAATCAGGATGTGCAGTAAGATTTAATTTACCATCAACACCATAAGGAAACTGCAAGGCAATATCTAAAATATCTTCTGCACCTTCTATATCACCATTACCAGAAAGACCAACTGCTTCTGCCTGGTCAATAAGAATATTTACAATAGTTTTATTAAGATCACTTCTATCCTTTGTAACAAGACCTAAGTTATTCATGCTTTCTTCAAAATTAGAAATTAATTCTAAATCTGTTTCATCATCACTAACAATCAAACCTTTAACTAAGGGAACAGCTAAATTTTTAAGTTTTTCCAAATTATATTCTTGATGTTGTTTTATATGACTAGAAGTAACAGTAGCTGTAGCATCAGCCAATTTTGGTAAAAAATATTTATTTACATAAGTAGGGTTTATATCATTCAACTGGTCAACAACTTTTGATCTTTCTCTTGATAACCATGTTTGAAACTGTTCAGAGTTAAGAGAATATGTATTAAGAGATTTACCATCTATCTGCGTTGTAGCATAACTATTAGATAAGGTGCTTGCTAAATTATTACCTAAAATTTCTGCTTTAGTTTTTTGATAAGCACGATCAGCAAAGATACTACCACCTATAAGTTGTCGTGCAGCATCTTCTCCATCAGTTTTGTTTACACCCTTACTAATATCTTTAAAATTACTGGCAGCATCTTCTATTGCTTGCTCTGTGCCTTCTGCTTCTTCTTTTTCAATTTCTTTTTTTATTCTTGAACCAAGAAAAGTTTGTATGGCAGGGTTTATTGATTGCAATGCTTCTGCTAACTCTTCAAGGTCAGTTTTAGGTTGAACACCTGGAGGTGCTACAAAAGTATCTACAGGTCTTGCTGAAGATTGAAATGCTGTGCTTTGAAAACTAGATGTCATTAGGCTGTGAGGGTAGCATAAGAGGATAAACCTTGGGCTGCTGTATTAAGGATAATTGACCCTAACGATGGAATTTGATTGTATGCTTGATTTATATTACTTTGCAATTGATTGCGTCTACTATCCCTTTGAGCGATAAGACCTTCAACATTTCTTGTATATTGTCTAGAAGCTGATTCTAATGATTGATTTATAGATTCTCTTGCATTAGCAGCTTGTCGTTCTGCATCTGCCAGTAATAAATTTACTGTAAGACCTGCTTGTTCACTAGCTCTGATAGCTCCTCTTGCCTGTAATGCTTGTATTGTTTTAGCTAATTTTTCCTGTGCTGATGATGCTCTTGTCTCTTTTAGCTGATCTGATATTGCTTCTTGTTGAGCAGTGAAAGCCTGTTCTGCTGATCTATTTGCAATTAAAGCAGATTGATATGTCTGTTCTGCTGCTGCCTGTGCTGCTGATCTTTGTGCTAAACCAGTAGCTAAATTAAGGCCTAAAGATGCAGCAAACAGTGGTCCAACCCCTGCACCTAATGCTGGCAATGCTGCAAAACACATCTATGCTATCCTCAGAAATTCGTAGAATGGTTTACCCTGCATACCATAATGTTCGTGATATTGGATAAAAGTAAACCCAAGAGACTTTAACCACTTGATAGCAGAATCATTCTCTGCATATACAAAATTATATAAGACTTTGTATTTTTTCAATAGGCTTTCAACCCATTTACGACCTTTTCTTATTAGTTGT